ATGAGCAGGTTAAAGCCCCATCCCGTTGTGTTCCTGAAACCCGCAGTCCCGTCCGACCGGTTCCGGGCCTGGGTCCGCCGGTTCGGGGTGAGCCGGTTAGGCCGCGCCCTGGGGGTGTCCAGGACCACCGTGCACGCCTGGGTTTCCAACCCTTCCAAGCGTGCCCCGGAGGTAATCAACGCCCGCAACATCATCGCCCTAAGCAAGGTCGAGCCCGCCGACGGCAGGCCGCTCAGTTACGAGGATGTCTATGGCCGGGTCGAGGTGGCGCAGTGAGCTCAACCGACCTGAAGGAGCAGTGGCTCACCCAGCGCAAGGGCGGCATCGGCGGCACGGACATCTCCGCGATCCTGGGCCTGAACCCCTGGCGTAACGCCATTGACGTTTACCTGGCCAAACTGGGCCTGGCTCAGCAGCCGGAGACTCAGGCGATGCGCCTAGGCAACCGCCTGGAGCCGGTGATCGCCGACGAATACGCCGATCTGACCGGCTCAACCTTGGTGCGCGGCGCGGAGATCGCCCAGCTGTTCCCCGGTGTTGCCAACGTCTGGCGCGGGCACACGGTCATCGAGCACCGCGAGCATCGCTTCCTGATCGGCACGCCCGACGCAATCGTGCTGGACGCTGAGCGCGGCCTTGAAATCAAGAACGCCGGCTTCCAGGGCCGGGAATGGGGCAGGCCGGGCACCGACGAAATCCCGCATCACTACCTGCTTCAGTGCGCGTGGTACATGGCGCTGACCGGCCTGAGTCATTGGGATGTGGCCGTTCTTTTCTCCGGCAACCGCATGGAGATCTACACCGTTCGGCGCAACACGGAGCTCGAGTCCGCGCTGCTGAAAGTCGGCGTTGATTTCTGGCAGCGGCATGTCCTCACCCAAACTCCACCACCGGTAGATTCCAGCAAGTCCTACGCGCAGTACCTTGCCAAGAAATTCCACGACGGCACCGAACAGGTAGTCACTGCCACACCCGAGGTCGAGCATTGGGCTGCACGCTTGCGCGATGTGCAAGCGCAGATCGAGAGGCACCAGCAGGAAGAGCAATTGGCTCGCAATCACCTGATGAACCTGGTGGGCCACAACAAAGGCATGAAGGGCGCATTCGGCAAAGCAACGTGGGTGCGGCCCCGGCACCAGGCCGCAACGGACTGGGAAGCCTTGGCCCGGTCGTTCAACCCCACGCCGGAACAAATCGAGCGGTTCACCACAGAGAAATCGAGAAGCGCATACCTGAAGGTCACTTTCGCTGAAAAAGAGGAGAGCAATGAGCACGCCGCCTAATACCGCTGCACTCGCGCCCACACACCAGCCAACCGGCACCGTGAGCGAAGGTTTCGGTGCCGTCGAGAAGCAAGCCCAGTTGGAAACAGCCGCCCAAGTTCTCGCCGAGCAGGCCAAAGCCGCTGTCCAGGCCCGCTACATCATGGCGATGAATAACCCGCGCGATTGGGACGTGGTGCGCCAGCGGCTCCTGAAGGAATGCGAGCGCTCCAGCTTTGCCGGCGTCGCGCGCTACAGCAAGCCCGTGGGCGCAGGCACCGTCACCGGCCCCAGCATCCGCTTTGTGGAAGCCGCGCTGAAAGTCATGGGCAATGTCATGCCCGAGCAGGTCGTGCTGTATGACGACCGGCAGAAACGCATCATCCGCGTGACCGTCACCGATCTCGAAGCCAACCTGACCTACAGCAAGGAAATCCTGCTGGAGAAAACCGTCGAACGGAAGCAGCTGAAGCCCGGCCAGACGCCGCTGGGCAGCCGGATCAACAGCCGGGGCGAGCGCGTGTACCTGGTCGAAGCGACCGAAGATGAAATGCTCAACAAAGAGGCGGCGCTCACCAGCAAGGCCATGCGCCAGCTGGGGCTGCGTATCGTGCCCGGCGATCTCGTGGACGAGTGCATGGAGACGGTGCTGGCGACCGTGCGCCGCAAGGCTGCTGAAGACCCCGACGCCGAGAAGAAAGCCATCATAGACGCCTTCGACGATCTAGGCGTTCGCGTCACCGACCTCAAGGAATACCTGGGCCTGGAAAGCCTGGACACCCTCACGCCCAAAGACCTGGTGAATCTACGCGCCGTGTACCAGGCGCTCCGCGACGGCGAGACGAACTGGCGCGAAATCATGGAGCAGCGCGACGCCGTCCGGGGCACGACACGGGAAGAGGTCACGGGCAGCCGCACCAGCGCCGTGCTCGATGCTGTCAGGGCTGCGCAAGGAACGGCCGTCGCTGCGCCGCGGCCCGCCTTAGACGCGCCGGAACAGGCGGGTACACCTCAGGGTTCCCCGGAGGAGCACCAGGACGCCCACGCCGAACGCGGCAAGGGGAAAGCCCGCCGCTAGTGGACGGCTTGGCCATTATCGTCCCTTTGGTCCCGCCCAGCGTAAACCACTACGTCAAGCACACGCGGGCGGGGCGGCACTACGTCACGGCTGAAGGCAGGGCCTACAAGGAAGCCGTTGCGCTGTTTGCGCGTGGACAGTCGCTCAGAGCCAAGCGGTATGAGCTTGAGGCCGCGATCTACCTGGGCCACGGGCAACGGGGCGACGGCGACAACTTCTGGAAGGTGATCGCGGACGGCCTGGTAGAAGCCGGTGTAATTCACAGCGACGCGGCTGTCAGCGATTGGATTCTTCGCAAGCGTCGAGATCGAAGGAATCCCCGCACGGAGATCACGGTGAGGGCCAAAGCATGAGCATCAAGGTCATGTCAGCGGTGTGGGAACTAAACCTGCCTCAGAACCAAAAGCTGGTGCTGCTGGCGCTTGCAGATCACGCGAACGACGAGGGAGTGTGCTACCCCAGCGTGGGTCGAGTAGCCTGGAAAACGGGCATTAGCGAGCGCCAGGTACAGCGCATCGTCCAAAAGCTGAGGGCGGCAGGGCTGGTCGTCCTGTTGAGAAACGCACAAGGCGGCAGGGGCAACCCAGCCGTGTACGAGGTTCAGCCGCAAAAGGGCGTCAAATTGTCACCCTTTGCGGGAAGGGGTGACATCGGTGACACCCTTTCCGAATCAAAACGGTGTCATTCAGGCCAGGAAAGGGTGACATCCGAAAACCAAAAGGGTGACATAGCTGCGTCACCCGAACCATCAGAGAACCATCAAATAGAACCATCAGAACAACCTTCTTGCGCGGAGCGATCAAAAACCGATCACTCCGCGCAGCAGGTATCCCCACCGGCCCCGGCAGCAGTGATTGAGCTTCCTCTGAACGACGGAACCCAGCACCTAGTTCTGCCGGAGTCCGTCGCGGAGTGGAAGCACCTGTACCCCGCCGTGAATGTCATGCAGGAGCTACGCAACATGCGGGGCTGGCTCCTGGCCAATAGAGAAAAGCGAAAAACGCGGCGCGGCATCGAGCGGTTCATCAACGCTTGGCTGGCCAAGCGGCAAGACAAAGCTGGAACGGAGGGTACGAATGCAGGCCGTAAAGGAGATCGCAGAAAAACTGGCGGTGCATACCACAGCGGCGACCCCTCACGAACCTACGACCGCGAACCCGATCTCGTCGTCAACGTGCCCTGAGTGCGGCGGCACAGGTTGGAAGCTGACAGAGTTCGACGGGCGACGCTCGGCGGTGCCGTGCGGCTGCCAGAAGGAGCGCAAGATCGCCAAGGCGCTGCCGGAGCGGTATCGGCAGGCCCGCCTGAGCGACTTCCCTGCTCAGATCGTCGAAGGCGTGACGGCGTGGTTCGCCAAGCCTGGTGACGGCCTGCTGCTCTGCGGGCCAGCGGGTACGGGCAAGACGCATCTCGCCGCCGCGATCACCAGGGCTTGCATCGAGCTTGGAAGGCCGATTATGTTCCGTCGCGCCGCTGATCTGTTCCAAGCGATTCGCCAGACCTACGACCAAGGCTTCACCGAAGAAGGTGTCCTGGCTGAGTACGCGAAGGCGCGCCTGCTGGTGCTGGACGATTTGGGCGCTGGCGCCCTCACGGACTTCGAGCGGCGGTACACCTTGGAGGTGCTCGACAGGCGGCTGAATGCGATGCTGCCCACTATCGTCACGACGAACTGGACGCTCGCGCAGATCAGGGAGCAGATGGACGAACGCATCGCATCGCGGCTTTCCAGTTTTACGCTGCTGGCCTTCACCGGGCGCGACAGGCGGGAGCGCAAATCCAACTCTGGAGAAACCGCCAATGTTCGTTAGACGGCGAGGGCCGCACTTCAAGACCTACACCGGTCGCACGTTCTGGCCGATGGACCCAAGACCGGACGAAGTGTCTATCCTGGACATCGCCCACGCGCTGTCTCACCAGTGCCGCTTCAGCGGGCATACGCGTGAGTTCTACAGCGTGGCGGAACACAGCGTGCGTGTGAGCCAGATCGTCCCGGCCCCGCATCAGCTGTGGGCGCTGATGCACGACGCCGCCGAGGCCTACCTGCTCGACTGGCCGCGACCGCTGAAGCAAAGCGGCCTCATGGGATGGCTCTACCGTCGTGCCGAGCGGCGATTGATGCGCGTGATCTGCCAGCGATTCAGCCTGGATGCCACGCAGCCTGATTGCGTAGGCGTAGCCGACCAGATTCTGCTCGCAACCGAGCAGCGCGACCTGTTCGGCAAACTACCAAGCGTGTCGAACGGCGCAGGCGTGCCACTACCAGAGAAGATCGCGCCGCTCGCACCAGTTGAAGCGAAGGCGGCCTTCTTGCAGCGCTTCCAAGAACTGACGGCCGGACGGTAGGCGTGCAGATCAAAGTCCAGATGGACACGAAGGCGCTCAAGGCCCGCACCCAGCGTGAGGCCAAGCGGCTGGCCTTCAGCACGGCTCAGGCTCTCAACGAAACGGCCAAGGAGATCCAGACGGCCGAGCGCGTGAACCTGGACAGGAAATTCACCGTGCGCAAGGCCGGCTTCCTGTACCGCCTTATCAAGATCGCGGCATTTGCCAGTCCGCGGAAGGGGCGCCCGTTTGCTGAGGTGGTGATTGACCGCACGAAAAAGCGTGTACTCCTGGCCATCTTCGAGAAAGGCGGCGAAAAGGAACCCGCCAAGGGCAAGTCCGTGGCCGTGCCACTCACTGGCGGCCCTGCGCGCCCGAGCTTTAGCCAACCTGTCCAAGACGAATTCACCTTCCGCAAGCTGCGCTTCCGCCGCCACAAAACGAAAACCGGCAAAGTGCAGTGGAAAGGCGAGCATCGCACCTTCATCATCCCAGGCCTGGGCGTCCTACAGCGCGTCGGCGGCAAAGCCAAGAGCAGCGCCGCCAAGCTAATCTACGCCTTCGAGCGCCGCCCCCGCCTGAAGGCTCTACTCGACTTCACCGAAATAGCTGTGCGTACCTTCAACCGCGAGTTCAAGCAGCGGTTCCGGAAAGCGTTCAGCCGCAAGAAATCGTAGCGTCCCTCTCTCGATACCAATGCGTAGTGCTGTTACTTCTACTATAATCCGTTGCGGTGGTCGAAGCCCTGGGAGGTCCCTACCGCATGGAGAAATCTGGCGTCACTCCAGCCCGCGCCAAAGAGATCACGCGGGTTATTTCTGAGGCCGCCCGGGCTAGCAGGAACGAAGCAGAGTTTCGGACCAAGTTCTCGCGGGTGATTGAGGATTTCGCCAAGGAGCTCGACATCCCCATCCTGGTCCGCGAAGAGTACACGCTGGCCACAGGGCGCGCGGACGCCGCTTACAACCGGCTGATCCTCGAATACGAACCGCCTGGTTCCCTCCGCGACACCCTCAAGCACGGGCACACTGCCCACGCGGTCCAGCAGGTGAAGGACTACATCGAAGGTGTTGCTGAAAAAGAGCGGCAGAGGATCAGCCGCTTAGTGGGCGTGGCGCTTGACGGGCACTACTACGTCTTTGTGCGCCACGTGGACGGTCACTTCTTGGTGGAAGATCCAGTCGCCGTCAACGAGCACACGACGGGCAGATTCCTGCGCCTGCTGGTTTCGCTCACATCCGGCAAGGCCCTGCTGCCAGACAACCTGATCGCAGACTTCGGCTCACATACGCTGACGGCCGAGCGCGCTGCAAAAGGATTCTATGACGCTTTGCGCGCCACGCTAAAGCGCGAGCCGGAAGGACTTGTGGCGAAGCTGTTCGAACAGTGGCAAACCTTCTACGGGGAAGTGACCGGGTACGGGGTAGGCTCAACGCAGATCAAGCACAAGAGGGAGCTCGTCCACTTTGCTGCTGGCATGGGTGTTGCTGCGAAAGAGCTAGACCCGCCATTACTATTCTTCACAGTCCATACGTATTTCAGCCTGCTCGTTAAGCTCATTGCCTATTTGGCTCTTTCGCGATTCGTGTCGGGGTTTGGAACCCGTTTTGGGTCGCTCTACTCTCTCGATGATGAGGCTCTGGCCAAAGAGATCGAAGAACTAGAGCGTGGCGGGCTTTTCCGCCGCTTGGGGATTCGCAACTTCCTGGAAGGCGATTTCTTCCGCTGGTATCTGAAGACCTGGAACAAAGATGTCGCCGATTCCGTTCGGCTCTTGGTGGATCGCCTGAAGGACTACGACCCAGGCACGCTGGAAGTCAGCCCGGAGGCAGCCCGTGACCTTCTCAAGAAGCTCTACCACTATTTGATGCCCCGCGAGCTGCGTCACGATTTAGGTGAGTACTACACACCGGATTGGCTTGCAGAACGTCTGTTGAACCAGCTTGGCTATCAGGGTGACCCGATGAAACGCTTGCTGGACCCGGCGTGTGGTTCCGGTACGTTCCTCATTCTTGCCATCGCGCGACTGAAAGACCGGTGCCTTCGCAAGGAAGGAATGAACGAGCAGCAGACGCTGAAAACCATTCTGCGAAACATCGTAGGGATTGACCTGAACCCGCTGGCGGTGATCGCTGCGCGCACTAACTTCGTGCTGGCTATTCGCGAATTGCTGGAGCATCGCACTGAGGAGATTGACATCCCTGTATATCTGGCAGACTCGATTGTTTCTCCGGAGGTGGGAAAAACTCTCTTCAGCAAGGATCGCTATGAGATCAAGACCACGGTCGGACCGCTAGATATTCCTTCAGCCCTGAAATCCCGAAAGCAGATTGACGACCTAGCAAACCTAATCGGCGAGTGTGTGGAGACGGATGTTAAGCCCGAGGAATTCATAGCGCGGGCTGAGAAGATGCTCGGCATAGCTGCCGAGCGCTGGAAAGGAACGGACGGCCAGGGCGAGGCTGCCCGTGACATTCTCGCTGGACTCTACACAAAACTGACCAAGCTGCACGAGAAGGGACTGGACGGCATTTGGGCCGCCATCGTGAAGAACTATTTCATGCCCCTCTTCGTCGGGCAATTTGATCTGGTTGCTGGTAATCCACCTTGGGTCAACTGGGACAATCTGCCAGAAGACTATAGAGACAACACGAAACCAATCTGGACACGGCATGGTCTGTTTCCGCACGGAGGCATGGACACAATCCTTGGGAAGGGGAAAAAGGACATATCAATGCTGATGGCCTACGAAGTCTGTGATGCCCTCCTCAAGAATAGCGGGCGTCTTGGCTTTGTTATTACGCAATCTGTTCTCAAGACGGGTTCAGGCCAGGGGTTCCGAAAGTTCAAACTTGTAGGCGGTGCGTCTCTGGCTGTGGGCCACGTGGACGATATGGTTGACTTGCAGCCGTTCGAGGCGGCCACAAATCGAACCTCGGTGGTGATCCTCGAAAAAGGGAGGCCCAATTCATATCCGGTGGCTTATACAATCTGGCAAAAGACGGTTCGCGGCAAACGCGTGGGCTACGATCTTACGCTGCCTGAAGCATGGGAAATCACACGTCGCCTTAACTACGTTGCTGAGCCAGTTGACGGCAGGGACGAAACCTCTGCGTGGCTTACTGCCCGCCGAAAGGCCGTGAGAGCCCTCCGCAAAATGTCTGGGCAATCGGACTATGAGGCTCACGAAGGGGTGAATACCGGCGGTGCCAACGGCATCTACTGGCTCACTATAATCCAGGAGAGGAAAGACGAAACGGTCCTTGTCCAAAACCTAACTGACGGAGCGAAAAGAAAGGTCGAACAGATTACGGCCGCGCTGGAGGAAGATTTCGTTTTCCCGCTCGTGCGAGGCCGAGACATTCAGCGATGGCACGCTCATCCCTCTGCACACATTCTGATGGTGCAGGATGTGAACGCGCGCAGAGGAATCGAGGAAGCAACCTTGCAAGCAAGCTATCCGAAGACCTGGGCTTACCTAAAACACTTCGAGCGTGATCTGAGGAATCGTGCTGCCTTCAAGAGGTTCTTCACAAGGAAACAGAAAGGACAAGTCATCGAAACGGGGCCCTTTTACTCGATGTTTGATGTTGGGGAATACACGCTTGCACCCTGGAAAGTCGTTTGGAAATACATCGCCGCTGAATTTACGTGCTCAGTGCTAGCTCCGCCCCACGGTAGCGATGGGAAGATTTGCATTCCCGATCACCGCTTGATCGCTGTGGAGTGCCAGGGTCCGGGAGAAGCCTTCTATGTGGCAGGCGTTTTGAATTCCGTGAGCTGTAGGCTTTTTACGAGGGCTTACATGATCGAGACGCAGCTTTCTACGCATGTCCTGGAAAACATAAAGGTCCCGCGTTTTTCTGCGTCAGATAAGGCCCACAAACGAATTTCAGAACTATCTCTCAACGCGCACAAGAAGAGGGAGAAGAATGAGCCCGTGGAGAATTTGGAAGAAGAGATAAACAAACTGGCCGCTGGACTCTGGTCTATCAGTGAGGACGAGTTGGACGACATTGAATACTGTTACCGCGAACTCACGAAAGCGGATCTTTCGTTGAAAGAGGACGAAGCGGAAGAGGACGGCGGTGGGGAAGGCGACGAGGACGAAGGCTGAGATGCCCAATCCCTTTGCATCGCTGGAGCCGGCCCTGCGCGCCATTGCAGAGGGCGCAAAAGTCTTGCCCGCTACGGGGCAGGCACAGGAGTACCTTCAGCGGTTCGACATTGACGAATACTATGACCGCATCCGCACACAAGACGACAAGGTTGTCCGAGATTTCCAGGAGGTGCCGAACAACCGCCTGTACGTTTCACTGGAACCGCTGCGCCGCGTTGAGGAGAACGTCTTTCGATACTTTGTGGATGGGTCGGTGAAAACCTATTTTCTGGGAACAGCAGTAGTCCACGATCAGAGCACGCCGGTTCTTCTCGGGCAGGCTGGGGCGGCAGCTGTGCGGCGGGAGGCCGATGGACGCGTCCGGATTGACCGGGCACGGCGGGAGATCATCATCCTCGCTGATCGGGGAATCTTGACCGATGCCGTGTGGTCGAAGCTGGAGGCACTGGAAACTGATTCCGGCCCCTTTGCCTTGAAGGTACTGAATACGCGGGATTCGGACCAGTTTTCGGACGGCGGTGCGGACGGCGAGCACAAAGAGCGGCGATCCCGCGCGGCGCACAGAGCCAACTGGCGAATGCGCGAACTCGAGAAAGAAATTCTGCGAGAGCTGCTTGCCGAGCACGACCGCACCGGGGCTTGGATCGTAGTGGACGGTGGACTGGGCAAAGAGTTCAAAGAGAAAGCTTTCGAGCGTGGGTTTGTCGGAGTCGTGAAGAACTTCAGCAAGGACCAGAACTTCGAAATCACCTCGCGGGGACAGACGAGCAGGTTCAATCTTTACGAAATGCTAGCCAGGCTGGAAGTCAATCACCGAACGGCTGTCTTTGGCCGCGACAACGGGCACGTGGCTTTCTGGTATGTGCGGATGCGCGAGCAGCAGCAGCTGGACTATCCGCTAATGGGAGTCGTGAAGGTGGAGATTCCTAACCCGCGCAACGAAATGGTGAACTCCGATCTGATAGATCGGCTGTCTCGGGCGTTGCTGGCGGAGCGGAGTGTCAGCCCGCATGGGCGCGACGCGAGATGGCACGCGCACCTGTATCCGATTTTCCTTGCCGAGCAGGTGATCAAGACGGGCTTCTATTCCGAGGAAGTGCTTCGGGCTGGCATTAAGTGGCCCAGGCTCGTAACCGCCGAATGAAAGGGGAATAAGTCCAATGGCGGATGAGAAAACGAAAAAGAATCCAGGCGTTGAAGCGGAGGTTCTGGTTGCTGCGGAAGCGGCTGAGGCTGTGAAGCCTCGCTTCCCTGTTTCAGACGCAATCGGGCGTGGTACAGCGACAGATCGGCAGGCGAACACGTCAGAAGCGTTCTGTTTCTGGCTCCGCCCGGGCTACCAGTTGAACCCGTTCGATATCGTTGCGGCCAGGCACCTGCAAGACAGCCACACCTACGGGCTGGTGACGAATATCAGCCACACTACCGATGCAGCGACGCACCTCTCCAACTTCATCGCCAACGACTTCGGCGCGTTGCTAGAAGAACCAAATACGCCGCGCCAGGGCACGAACGTCGCAGACGTGGCCGTGCTCTCGAACGACAAAGAGAACTACATGCCCGTGCAGAACGAGGCGTTGGTCTGGTTCGCGGATGAAGAGGGCATCCACACGGCCCTGGGCATTGACTCGATGAAGAAGAAAGAGCAGGAGAAGCGACAGCCGATCTGTGTTCCGGCCGGTCTAATTCGCATGAGCAATGGCACCGAAGCTGTTTCCTACATTGACGCCGAGTACGTCCTGGGGCCGGAGGGAGCGCACGTCAACGTCGCGGGTATTTCAGGCCTAGCCACGAAAACTTCCTACGTGATGTTCCTGATTCAGAGCATTCTCCAGACGATGGACCGAAAGGTCTCGGGTTCCTCGGGTGACGTGAAGTCGAGCGATGTGGCCGTCGTGCTGGTGAACGTGAAATACAACGATCTCCTGGCGATTGATCTTGAGCCACGCGGGGGCCTTCCGCCCGACCAACTTGATATGTGGAAACGGCTCGGCCTGACGCCGCAGCCCTTCGGCAACGTGACGTACTTGCTCCCCGCAGGGCGCGACAGTCGGCGCGACCCGGCTAAAGCAAACTGCTACCCGCCACAGCCCGACTTGATCAAGACAAAGATTTACGCCTACGAGTTTCGCGATTGCGTGGACAAGCTGGACGCAATGATGGCCGATGTGCCGGACGAGTACGGTGTGCTGGACGCGATCATTGGCCACGTTCGCGATGGTGTCGAGACGAACCGCAAGGAGTGGCAAAACGTAAGGACTTGGAACGATCTGCTCTTCAATAGCCCGTTAAGCAAGTGGGCAAGCGGTCAGGAAGAAGCACCTGGTGCCCTTCAACCGCGCTCCATCCTTCGATTCTTCCGGTATGTGAATAAATTCGTCCGTCATCGCAACACAGGCGTGTTCGTGGATAGCAAGGCGCAAAATTGGGTCACGGTCCGCGATGTGCTGAGCCGGATTGCGGGCGGGCACACGTATGTGGTGGACATTGCCAAGCTACACGATAATGAGCAGACGCTGGTATTCGGTGACGTTGTAAGGACCATCTATAATGTGTTTGCGGGCGCGGGCGAAGAAGGGCTTGATCTCGGCCCGATGGAAAAGGGGAAGAAGGCCAAGCAGGACACCCGGTATGAACCGCCGAAGCGGGTGATCATCTTCGTGGATGAGTTGAACAAGTACGCGCCTTCCGAAAGGTCGCAGTCATCGCCGATCCTTGATGACATCCTGGAGATTTCCGAACGCGGGCGCTCCTTGGGCGTGATCCTGCTGTCGGCTCAGCAGTTTGCGAGTGCGGTCCATCAGCGAGTGATCGGCAATGCTGCCACGCGCGTGTTTGGTCGCACAGCACCCACCGAATTGGCGTCCCCTGGGTATCGGTTCCTGAAAGACGATGTGAAGATGCACCTGACGCGGCTGGACAAGGGTGACCTGGTGATCACTCACCCGATTTATCGTCAGCCCGTGAAGATCGAGTTTCCGAAGCCTGCATACAGACAGAATCGTTAGGGAGGTAACGCTCGAACCTTGGCGACACACATTGGTAACCTGCCGCGTGGATTCAGAGATCGGCTCGATCTGAGCCGTCACGCCACGCCTCGACCTCTGCGAAAGACTCCGATACACAACTGGTTCCTGTTCCCCCACAGCTATTCCCATGTGTTGGTCGAGTCGCTGCTCGACGATTGGGGGTTGGATGGCGGGGCACGCATCTATGACCCCTTCGTCGGGGCAGGTACTACGCTGTTGGCGGCAACGGCGCGCGGAATATCGGCTATCGGGGCCGACATTTCACCCCTTTCCGTCTTTGTTGCGAACGCCAAGGTTGCTCCCTACCGGGTGGAGAAGCTGTCCCTGACCTGGGCCAAGATTCAGCGGGCGATAGACCGACTCGCGCTGCCCCGCCGGGTTGAACGCTTAGGTTTCCTGGAAAAGGCCCTTGAGGAGGAGACCCACCGGCATCTGGAACGCATTCGGCGCGCTATCGTCCAGGAAGCTGACCGAGTGGAGCAGCAGTTTTTCCTGCTGGCGTTGCTGCGAATCCTTCCGCATTACAGCCGGGCACTGCCTGACGGCGGCTGGTTCCGCTGGCGGCGTGTTCGGGCCAGCGCAGAAACCACGTCAGCCCGGTTTGCTCAAACTGTGCGCAAGATGCTCGCCGACCTCCAACCAGCAAATGGGAACCACAAGGGCGGCGAGTGGCGCGCTTACGAACACGATGCTCGTTACCCACTCAAAGGCCACGGGCAGTTCGACGGCCTTATCACGTCTCCGCCATATCCCAATCGCCACGACTACACGCGCATCTTCACGACAGAGTTGCTGTTCCTGTTTCTCGATGACGACGAGTTAAAGCAGCTTCGATACCGCAACCTGCGCTCTCACGTGGAAGCCCGGGCTGTCCGTCCCACGAATGGATGGACGCCCCCCAGGGCTGTCTCACGAGTGCTGGACGATCTCAACGATGTGCATGACAAGCGCGTGCCCCGTATGATTCGCGGGTATTTCGAGGACATGCATCAGACCCTGAAGGTTTGCAAGCAAATGGTGAAGCCAGGCGGCCACATGGCATTTGTGGTCGGCAACGTACGACACGCCGGCGTCCACGTTCCCGTGGATGAGATACTCGCCAAGCTAGGAGAGAAGGTAGACCTGAAGTGGAAGGAAACCTGGCTCATCCGGCTGCGCGGCAACAGCGCGCAGCAGATGGGTTGCTACGGCCGTCACCCTTCTCGGGAATCAGTTGTGATCTTTCAGTGCTGATACTCCATACGATGCGCGAGAGAAAAAAGCAGGAGCGACGAAGCCCCGTAGATCGTGCCCTGAAGCGATTTGCGGTTCCTGCCAACAAGGAAGCTCTACACCCACTTGACTGGGGAAGATTTTACAGATTCGTCGTGGTCGCACACACTTTCAGAGCAGGGTGGGACATCTCTGAGGTTCGCCTGCGCCTCAGGCAGTTTGGCTTTTCAGAAGAGCAGGCAAGGGTGTTGAGCGAGGCCTATTGGCACGGACGATGCGCTCTACACGTCCGGAACCACTTTGACTACAGAGAAGACCACGAGGCCTGGACGCGTCAGCGCAGCACGACGCTAACATAACGGCTTCCTCGAAGCCGTTGGCGACGACCCGGCAATCGTTAGTGTAGGGCTTAGCCATATGGGAAGACGAAAGCTGCCCGAGAAAAGTTACTACGAACCCGTGCGTCAATTTCTCAGCAGGCGCATGGGGTGCGTAGTCGAAAGCTTTAACAGGGATGGTACAGCGCGGAAGTTTGTGGGACGTGGCCTCGGTGGGCTGATAGTCGATGTGTTTGGGGTTCGGGGCGCAAAGGAGACAGGATCGCGCGCCTTAGAAGGAATAGCTGTTGAGGTGAAACGCAGTTCAAGTCGAACTTCATTGCGCAACCTAGTTCAAGCACACCAATACTCTCAGTTGGCCCATCGTTGCTACCTTGCGCAGCCCCGCAAGTTCGATCAGAAAACTAAGGTTGAGGCTTCGCGCCTCGGGGTTGGGCTACTACAAATCGGCAGAAATGGCAGAGCCGTTAAGGCCGTGTCGGAGTCTCGCAGATTTGCTCCCGACGCTGAAAAGTTCGAGCTTTTCTTGCACAAGTCCCTGCGAATTGTCCGCTGTGCCCTGTGTTCCTGTTATTTGTTCCGCTACAAACCTGGCGTCCGGGGCGTAGCTGTAGATGGTCACTGGGTCCGAGATCAGCTCACGCCACTGCCCGCAGGGGGCATCTTCAACAAGAAAATGTATCTCTGCTCGAAATGTGAGGACGTACTGCGAGAGATCGCGGGATCGAACAAATGGAAGCGGTCAGTCGAGCATTTGGAAAGGCAGGTTGAAAGACTGCGTGCGCGCCTCAAGCGGCGAAGCAACAGGTGACTATGCTGATTGGAGACAAGCTACGGGCGATCCGCGAAGCGAAGAAGCTGAGCCAGGGCGATGTAGAGCATCGCACGGGGTTGCTGCGCGCCTACGTTTCACGCGTGGAGAATGGGCACACCGTGCCCGGCTGTCGAGACGCTGGAGAAGTTTGCGCGGGCGCTGGAAGTGCCGATGTACCAGCTGTTCTAAGAGGGCAACGAGGCGCCAAAGCCGGTTTTGAAGGTTCGCCCGAAGCGAGCTGCTTAGGGCGATACTGGGAGAGAGGCGCGAGAGCTGGGACGATTCCGAAGGCTGCTGTCCAAGATGGAAGATCGGCGGCGCGGGCTACTGCTATCTCTAGCCCAGCGCCTTGCCCAGCGTCACCATGCATCGTAGGGCAGCCGCAGGCATCCTGAGGGTCGAGAGAATGTGTACGACCTGGGAGGGACGCAATGGACCTCGATCAAGTGCTGTCATTGGTTGGGAAACTGGATGATTCGCCAGGGGAAGGAACTGCCCGTCAGAGGTTTAGGAGGTTCCTGACCGAAAGTGTCAAAGAGGTCGGCGAAGTGCGAGACTACATAGAGCAGTGCCTACGCAATTCGGGCGAACAATACAGTCGGGCCCTCCAGGATCTCGTGAACCATCTCGGCCATTTTCTAGGATTCGACGTGGACTTCGGGCGATACCAGGGCGTCGCTGGTCAGCTTGGCTTCGACGGCCACTGGAAGTCAGCGTCAACCGGCCTTCACGTTGTCATCGAGGTCAAAACGACTGAGGTCTACGCGATAAAAACATCCAGCCTGACTGGGTACGTTGATGGACTGATTTCGGAAAAGTTGATCCCGAGTTGGGATTCGGCTCTCGGGTTGTATGTCGTGGGCCGACCAAATCCTGAACTGCGCCAGCTGGAGAACGCGATCATCGCCGAGAAGCGGACAGCTCAATTGCGAGTCATTTCCGTAGAATCCCTGCTTTCTCTGACTGAGATGATGCAAGAGTTCGATGTGAGCCACAAAGACATCCTCTCAATCCTTCGTCCGTCTGGGCCGATGATAGACCCGCTAGTTAACCTGATGGCGGGACTTGTGGCGCAGACCGAAGTAGAGGAGGCGACGGAGCAAGCTGTTCCCTTGCCTGTGGAAGTTCCCGAGGGTGAGATAGCGTACTGGCTGACGCCTGTCAGAAGCGACGAGGAGCAAACAGCTGAGCAAGTGGTTGAGTCGCTTGTTGGCAAAGCTAAAATTTACGCGTTCGGGGAAAGAACGCCTGGGCGCAAGCACCTTAAGCCCGGTGACTGGATTTGCTTCTATTCGACCGGCAAAGGAGTGGTTGCCCACGCTCGCGTTGCTTCTGCGCCAGAGAAGAAAGAAGATCCTCGGGTTCGCCATGCGGAGGCCTATCCCTGGGTTTTCAAAGTGGAGAACGCGAAGCTATACCTGCAGTCGCCAATTCCGATTGGCGCCTCGCTTCGTGGTCGTCTGGAGGCGTTCAAGGGGCGGGTATCGAATAAATCTTGGGCGTGGTTTGTCCAGGCCACTCGCCGGGTAAGCAAGAAAGATTGGGAAGTCCTCACCACCCCACAGTGAGGGGAAGGAGATCAAACTGATGCCTGTGACGATTACAGTGAGGAAGAATGGGCCGTTTCGCGTGGAAGCAACGGATGGGGCGGAGATCAAATTGGTGGACGCAGACGGCAAGGCGTTTGATTTGCAGGGCAAGGCGGCGTTCTCGCTGTGCCGCTGCGGGCACAGTGCCAACAAACCTTTTTGCGATGGAAGCCATAAGACCGTGGGATTTCAGGCCGATGACGTTGCGCCCCGAGTGGAAGGCTCGTAGGGGTCGTCATGCACGAAGCCTTCAGGCGGTACGCCGAGGCCCTTCATCCTGCATTCGAGCAGCTGATGAGAATGACTCCGGTCGCGATAAGTAGGCTTCCGAAGAAGCTGCCAGCAAAGTCCATCTATCTCTTCAGCGAAGGTGACGACCACCTATACGTGGGTAGAACCAGGAAGCTGAGGAGCAGGCTACGACAACACTCCATCCCCGCCGCTCAGCACAATCAGGCGGTCTTTGCATTCAAGCTGGCCCGCGAAGCAACCGGACTCACTGAGGCAAGCTACACATCGAAAGGCTCCCGCCGTGCCCTTCTCGCCGATCCGCTCTTTGCTGATGCCTTTGGCAAGGCTAAAGCCAGGATTCGTGAAATGGATTTGCGGTTCGTGGAAGAAACTGATCCGCTTAGGCAAGCCATGTTGGAGATATACGTCGCCGTCGTCCTGGGAACGAGATACAACGACTTCGAGACTCACTGACGTACCCTGAACCTAGCCGCAATACCGCCAAACTGAACATTCCATTCGTCGGCGCACCCTACCTGTTCACATCAGCAAGACAATTGAATTAGGTACACCTTGAGGTTACCTTGTTCCGTCCGAGGGCAAACGGAAGTGAGGCGCGAATGCTCGGGTGCGGAGGGCAACGGGTCCTTTCGGTAGCCTGACGTTCGCGGGTGACGGCGGGCGCGGCCTCACGCCAGTGTAAGGCGGAAAAAATTGTCATTTCGCTTCGCTTGGAGCGAGCAGCGAAATGGGCACTTTGACCAGCGCTGATGCGGGTTTCCAGCGTTTCAGAGGCGCGCAGAGACCCCCGGAAAAAGCGAAATCACGTTCGCTGCGCCCGCCTGCCGGACGGGCAGGCTCAGTGTGAAGGGGTGCCCGGTGAAGGTGCAGTGGGTCGGAATCGATAAGCTGAAGCCCTACGGGCGCAATCCGCGCAGGCGCAGCGAGGACTCGATCCGCAAGATCGCGGACTCCATCGCGGCATTCGGCTGGCAGCAGCCCATCGTGGTGGACAAGGAGTTCGTGGTCATCATCGGCCACGGGCGGCTGGAAGCGGCGAAGCTGCTGGAAGCGAAACAGGTGCCTGTGGTGGTTGCGGGCAGCCTTGCGCCGGACAAAGTGAAGGCGCTGCGCCTGGCCGACAACCGCACGAACCGTGACAGTGATTGGGACATTGGCCTGCTGGCCCAGGAGATCGAGGAGCTGCGCGGCCTTGATGTGCAGCTGATCGGGCAAGCGGGCTTCACCGAGGACGACCTGAAGCGCATCGCCGACGATCTGGACGAATCGGCGCTGGAGAAAATCGCGGGCGCTGACGCCGGCGAGGACGATGAGCCTTTCGAAGCAGGCCAGGTTCACGGCACGCCCGGCGATGCGGGCCAAGGCGAGGGGAATCTGCTGGTGACGTTCAGCGAGGTGTTGTCGTTCGAGCAGCGCAACGTGGTGAACGCCGCGATTCAGCTGGCGAAGCAGCGGGAACGATTCGAGCGGCGCGGCGACGCGCTGTTCCACATCTGCGAACTCTACCTGGAGGAACACGATGAGAAGTTTTAGCCACTTCAGCTGGCAGCACGGGAAGATCGCCGACCTGGATCGGCAGTTTCCCAGCTACCTGAGCGCCTTTGTGCCCGACCAGGCGCTGGTGGTTGAGGACGACGCGGGCACGCATTTCGGATACGTGCACGAAGGCCAGCCGATCCTGCTGAAGGACGGCCGCGTGTTCCACCTGCATCCGGGCATGTACTTCAGCGTGCCCGGCGCCTTCCGCATGATTGGCGGGGGCAGGGGCATCGTCGTCACCCGCGAGAACTGGCAGGGCTTCTTCCACATCGGCGGGCCTGCCGAGCACACCGGGCGGCTGAAGTACATTGACGGTTGCACCGACAGCCTGCTGATTCCACCCGTGCGCCTGGGCGACCCGTGCCTCAACTTGCTGTATTTCCCCGCCGGGATTGACCAGACGCAGCACACGCATCCCAGCGACCGGATCGGAATGATCTTAAGCGGGCGCGGCCAGTGCATTACGCCGCAGGGCGAGATTGACCTGGTGCCCGGCATGATCTTCTGCATCCACACAGGCGGGCTGCACAGCTTCCGCACGCCTTACGGCGAAGACATGCGCGTGCTGGCCTATCACCCAGACAGCGACTTCGGGCCGACCGACGAAAAGCACCCGATGATCAACCGCACCATCGTCAACGGCGTGAGCGCGTCGGAGATTGAAGCAATCCGCACGAGGTAACCGAGGCGCGCGCGTGGCCAAGACGCGAATCTACAAGAAGCAGCTGGTGGACGAGGACGTGTACGCAGCGGCGCTGCGCCGCATCGGCGAGTGCTACGAGCGGTTCGACACCGTCGTGGTCAGCTTCAGCGGCGGCAAGGACTCCACTGTCTGCCTCAACCTGGCCCTGCAGGTCGCGCGCGAGCTTAGGCGGTTGCCGCTCGACGTGTACTTCTGGGACGAGGAAGCGATTCACCCGGAAACCATCGAATACGTCGCGCGCGTGGCGCAGCGCCCGGATGTGCGCCTGAAGTGGCTCTGCATCCCCGTGCGCCACAGGAACGCTTGCAGCCGCAAGCAACCCTACTGGCACTGCTGGAACCCGGCGGAGAAACACCTCTGGGTGCGCCCAATGCCGGAAGGCGCGATCACCGAATTGCCCGGCTTCCAGTTGGGCATGGGCATCCCTGAACTGGCCCACATGGTCTACGGCAAAGAACACGGCACCGTGGCCGACATTCGCGGCATACGCGCCGATGAATCGCTGCGCCGGTATCGCAGCGTGGCCATGAAGCTGCGCGACAACTGGATCGGCAACCCGCGCGAAGGCTACAGCTACCCCGTCAGCCCGATCTACGACTGGACGACGTTTGATGTGTGGGTTGCGCCGAAGCGGTTCGGCTGGGACTACAACCGCGCCTACGACCTGATGCAGAAAGCCGGGATGCCGCTGAGCGACCAGCGCGTTTGCCCGCCCTACGGCGAAGAGCCGCTGAGCGGCCTCTGGATTTACGCACAGTGCTGGCCCGACCTCTGGCACAAGATGATCAACCGCGTGCACGGCGCGGCCACGGCGGGCCGCTACGCGAACACCGAACTCTACGGCTATGGGAAGATCGAAAAGCCGCCCGGCCTGACGTGGCGCGAGTGGACGTACCGGCTGCTTGATCTCTATCCGCCGGAGCTGAAGGCGTCCATCGCTAAGAACCTTGTCGTGCTCCTGCGCGAGCACAAGAGCAAGACCAGCAGGCCCGTCCCTGAAGAGCAGCCCGATCTGCTCACCGGCCTCAGCTGGAAGTTCCTGGCGATGGTCGTCAATCGCGGCGACCTGAAGGGCCGCCGCAGCCGCACGATGAACAGCCACGCGACGCAGGCGCGGAAGAAAGCTGGGGTCAGGATCGCGGACGTGACCGAGCTTGACCTGGGCACGAGGTACTGAGCGCATGGCGAAGAATGCGAAGCCTGAACAGATTCCGCCTGGCGCGCCGCGCGATCTGGCCAGCGAGCCGGTGAGCCGCGTCGAGTGGGTGCATCGCGACCGGCTGAAGCCGAACCACTACAACCCGAACCGGGTCGCGCCGCCCGAACTGGAGTTGCTGATCGTCAGCATCCTCGAAGACGGCTTCACGCAGCCCATCGTCGTGCTGCCCGACTACACCATCGTGGACGGCTTCCACCGCTACCTGGTCAGCGGCGATCTGCGCCTGATCGAGCTCTACGGCGGGATGGTGCCCGTGGTCAAAGTCGCGCTCGATCCGGTGCACCGAATGATGAGTACGATTCGCCACAACCGTGCGCGCGGCACGCATGCGGTTCTGCCGATGGCCGAGATCGTTCGCACGATGGTCACCGAGGGCGTCGAGAAAGCCGACATCATGCAGCGGCTGGGCATGGAAGATGAAGAGGTCGAGCGGCTGGAAGATCGCGCCGGGATGCCGGAGCAGGTGGGCCGCGAGCGCGCGGACTTCGGGAAATCCTGGGTGCCCCAGGGGTGAGATGGCATGGCGCTGGTGGGAGTCGCAAAGGTTGCGCGCGCCCTGAACATCGGCGTGCGCCGCGTGCAGCAGCTGGTTGCCGAGGGAATGCCGCGCCCGGAGAAGGGGAAGTACGACGTCGGGCTCTGCCTGATGTGGTACGTCCGCTATCTGCAGAAGGCCCTGGAGCGCCGGGAGATTCCCCAGGACGCCATCGGGGCTTCGCTGCGCCAGGAGCGGCAGCGGCTGGTCAAGGCCCAGGCGGACCGGGAGGAGTTGGAACTCGGGGCGCGGCGCGGCGAGCTGATCCCGGCGGCCGTCTATGAGCAGGAAGTGGGCACGATCTTCACTGTGCTGCGTCAGCGGCTGCTCACCCTGCCCGCGCGGCTCGCGCCGCATCTCGAAGGCGAGAATCGCACGGTCGTAAAAACGCGGCTCGATAAAGCGATACGCGAGGCCCTGACCGCTCTGGCCAATGAATTCGCCAATGGCACCGCTGACCCCACCGGAACCGCTGGCCCGGATTCGCGGGGCCAGGGGCCGCCTGGCGCGGCAACTGCTGGCTCCGCCGCCGACGCTGAAGGTCAGCGAGTGGGCCGAGCGAAACCGAATCCTTCCTAAAGGCACAAGCGCCCGCCCTGGGCAGTGGGTCACTGAGTCCTTCCAGCGCGAGATGATGGACGCCATCCTCAATCCCGAGGTGCGCGAGATCATCTGCATGAAAAGCACTCAGGTGGGCTGGAGCGACGGCGTGCTGAACAACATCGTGGGCTACTTCATTGACGCCGACCCGAAGCCCATCATGCTCGTGCAGCCCACTGACCACACGGCGAAGGAGTACAGCCGCAAGCGCATCGCGCCGATGATCGCTGCCTGTCCCGCACTCAAGGCCAAGGTGCGCGAAGCAACGTCGCGGCGGCCCGGCAATTCCATGCTGCTCAAGGAATTTGACGGCGGCTTCCTGAAGATCACCGGCGCGAACGCGGGCGCGGGCCTGCGCTCCGACCCCATCGCCATCCTGCTGCTCGATGAAGTGGACGGCTACCCAGACGACGTGGACGGCGAAGGCGATCCGGTCGAGATTGCCACGCGGCGCACCGACACGTTCGACGACGCAAAAATCCTCAAGGGCAGCACGCCGGGGAAGCCCAAGGGCCTCTCGCGCATCGAAGCCGACTACGAGCGCAGCAATCAGATGCGCTACTTCGTCCCCTGCCCGTTCTGCGGGCACATGCAGGTGCTCTGCTGGCGCGACGAGAACGGCGTGCATCGTTTGGTGTGGGAGAAGGACGCAAGCGGGAACCCCATCCCGGAAACCGTGCGCTACCTCTGCGCCAATCCTCAGTGCGGCAAGGGCATAGACGAGAAGTACAAACAGCGGATGCTCGGCGGCGGCCAGTGGAAGGCCAGGTTTCCCGAGCGCACCAAGGTGATCGGCTTCCACATCAACGCGCTCTACAGCCCGTGGCGGCTCAACTGGCACGAGCTCGCCCAGGAGTGGACCGAGGCCCAGGACAACCCGGAGAAGCTGAAGGCGTTCGTGAACCTTCGCCTGGGCGAAACATGGGACGAGGGCGGCGAGAGCTTCGGCGCGCATGTGCTGGCCGCGCGACGCGAGAAGTATCCCGCGCCCGTGCCCGAAGGCGTTTGCGTGCTGGTCGCGGCGGCGGACGTGCAGCACAACCGCATCGAGGCGCAGATCGTGGGCTTCGGGCCGGGCGAGGAATCCTGGCTGATTGCCCATGAAGTTTTCTGGGGCGATCCCGGCGTCGAGGTTGACCCGGAGACGGCCGTCAACGTGTGGGAGCAGCTAGACCAGTTCCTGTTGAAGCCTTGGCAGCATCCTTGCGGGCCGCTGCTGACGCCGGCCATCGCGCTGGTGGACGCCGGCGCGCACGCCGACAGCGTCTATGACTTCGTTCTACCGCGTCAGCACACCCGCCGCCGCGTCTTCGCTTGCAAGGGCGTGGACTACTTGAGCAAGCCGGGGCTGGTGCAGGACGGCTCGACTAAGCGCAGCAACATTCGCCTGTTTGCCGTAGCGACCTACGCCGCGAAAGATCGTGTGTTTGCCCGAATGAAGATTCCGCGGCCTGGGCCGGGCTACATGCACCTGCCCGATTGGGTGACCGACGAATACCTGGAGCAGCTGACCGGGGAGAAGAAGATCACCGTGCGCGACAAACGCACGCGCACGAAAAAAGTGCTCTACGTGAAGACCTACAGCCGGAACGAGGCGCTGGACCTGACCGTGTACTGCCACGCCGGGCTGTTCGCGCTGCAACACTTCATCGCCCCGGCCATCTACCGCGACTTGGGCAAGCTGGCTCAGGCCGTCCAACAGGGCCAGTCGCCGGAAGCGCTGATTGCCAAGGTTCGCCGGGTGCGAAGCGCGGGGGTTTTCTAGCTTGATTTCGCGAGCCCAAACCCGGCCCCTAGCGCCGTCCGGTCAGGCCGCCGGAAGTGAGTCGCGCTTGTCGGGTTATTGTTGTCCCGGTTATAGTTTGCTGCCATGAAGTTGCGTGAGCTCGCCCATCGCTTCTGGAAACGAACACCGAAACCGGAGGAAGCTCCTCAATCTGGTCCTCGGGAGCACGATGAACGGAGTTCAGCACTGGATTCGTTCAGCCCTGATCGTCCGATTCAATCTCCAACCGAGGATCGGTTCAATCGTTTGCCATTTGCAAGACGGATTGTCCATGCTATAGCGAATCGCACCGACCCAAGCAGCCTTGTTATAGGGATTTATGGGCGATACGGTGAAGGCAAGACTTCGGTTTTGAACCTGCTTCGCGAAGAACTCCGCAGCGATGCACGATTTGTAGTCGTCCCTTTTAACCCCTGGCTTTTCGGCGACCAGCGGCAATTGCTGACCGCATTTTTCTACACACTAGCAGACGGTTTGGGCCGCACCCTAAAGCAACGCAAGGAAGAAATCGGTGAGATTCTCACCAAGTACAGCTTTGCCCTCGCTGCACTCAAACTGCCGGGTCTCGATTTGTCGAAAGCCGCCAAAGAACTGGGGCTGCAACTCTCAACGGTGCAACTGGAAGAACTGCGCAAGCGACTGGAACGAATTTTAGGCGACAGCGGGAGGCGGGGGGTTGTAATCATTGACGACATAGACCGTTTGGATCGCACTGAGATTCAGGCCATCTTCAAACTTGTGAAGGTTGCTGCGGATTTCGAGCACGTCACTTACGTGCTTGCATTTGATGACGATATGGTTGCTGATGCTCTTGGCGAGAGATTTCCGGGTGGGCGGAAGGAAGCTGGGCGGGCTTTTCTAGAGAAGATCATCCAGGTTCCACTTCACCTGCCGCCAGCAGACAAACTTACACTTCGGCAGGCTACATTTCAGGGTGTTGACGCCGTACTTCACGCTAACAAGGTGAGTCTCGATCAGGATACGGTTCAATGGTTTGTTAAGACATTCACCAACGGCCTGGAAATCCGGCTTACAACGCCCCGGATGGTGAGTCGATATGTGAACGCAATTACTTTTGCGGTTCCGCAGTTGGTCGGAGAGGCGAACATTGCGGACTGCTTGCTCATCGAGGGTCTGCGCCTTTTTTACCCAAACCTTTACGCGACGATCAGAAGTGACCCGGAAGTCTTCTTGGGGCCGGAGGTGGCCTTACAGGAAGAGGAGTGGAAAGCGAGAGCGCACAAGGTCATCGAAGGTACGCTCAACGAATTATCCGTGGGTGAGCGCTCCGCTGCCAGTGAGCTGGTTCAGGAATTGTTCCCTCGAACAAGAAGCATTCTTGGGAACATCAGATTTGGAGACAATCTAGATCAGCGACTTGCCAGAGAACAGCGTATCGCATCATCGGACTATTTTTGGAAGTTTTTCCAATACGCCGTTCCCGCCCGCGACGTATCAGACTGTACGGTTCAACAGTTCGTTGCTTCGCTCCCAGGATTGACCGTTGAGCAGATAGAAGAACAAGTTCGCGGACTTGCAGCAAACAACCGTGAGGAGAGACTGGTAGCCAAGCTTCGTGAGCGTGAGAAGACAGTGGAAGCAACTAGCGCAGAGAAGTTGGCACTTGCACTAGCTGGTCTGGGGGCTATCTTTCCCAATCCTGAGCAGCTATTTCCCTTTGTTGGGCCTTTTTCTCAAGCGGCCATTCTTATTTCGCACTTAGTTCACCGTCTGCCCACCCGCGAGCAAAGGGAGACTCTCGCACGCCAGGTGATCGAGAGGGCAAAGCCAACAGCTTTTGCTATTGAGATGCTCCGGTGGTTGTGTAAGTCGAAAGATCAGGACGATTCCGAGCGCATTGTCAGCGAAGAGACGGAGAACGCACTTAAAAAGCAAGTCGCGGGTCGAATTGCAACCGAAGCGCAGAACGCCCCACCGCACCTGACCAATCCCAGGTACGCCGCTAGCCTTTTCGACATGTGGCTCATCTACGGCAACAAGGAGTCGCTGAAGACCTACTTGCTTCAGCGGTTCGACAGAGATCCGGCAGAAACCGCGAAATTCCTGGGCTGCTACCTACCTACAGTGTGGGCCGTTGATACGGGCCTCCCTAGACAAGGGTCGATCAGTAGAGAAACCTACGACGGTATTGCGAACCTCGTTGACCCCGACGTGATGATCGGCTTCCTACAAAAGGTTTACGGTGCCGCTTTGGAGGACGACAGGTTTTTCGAAGAACGGAAAGGAGACTCTGACGCCAAGGCGGCAGCGACTTTCGTGAGGATGCACAAAGCAGTACGGAGCGAGAAGACCGCTTCTCCACCCGGAAGTTCTGAGCCGGTCCAACCACCTCCCAAAGAATAACTACGATCCCCATATAGTCAGGAACCACAGCCTACTGGCCAGAGCTGCCTGTCCTGTTCACCAAGACAATTGACGCACACCTAGAGGTGTCTGCATACTCCGGCGCGGCATGGCTGGACTGACACTCGCGCAAGTAGAGCAGCACCTGAATGAGTGGCTGTCCGCGGACTCGGCGGTAGCGAAGGGGCAGGCGTACTCGCTCGGCGGGCGCACTTTCACTCGCGCGGACGCGCGGGAGATCCGCGAGAACCTCCGCTACTGGCAGCAGTTGGTGAAGCAGCTATCGCGCGGCGGCGTGAGGGCGCGAGGCGCGGTGGTGCCGCACGAATGAACGCACCCGCACAACCCAATTGGCTTGACCGCGTGGTGAGCTACTTTGCGCCCGCGTGGGCGGCAAGGCGGATGCGCGATCGGATGGTCATGGCCATCGCCGCTAGCTGGACGGGAGCGAGCTACACGCGGCGGTCGCTGAAGGACTGGTTCGTCACGCCCGCGAGCGCCGATGAGGACACGCTGTTCGACCTGGAGACGTTGCGCGCGCGAAGCCGCGACATGGTGCGCAACGCGCCGCTGGCCACGGGCGCGGTCAATACCGTGGTCATGAACGTGGTGGGCACGGGGCTGAGCCTGCTACCGCGCCCCGATTGGGAAGCCCTGGGCATGACCGAAGAGCAGGCCGACGAGTGGACGGCTCAGGTCGAACGCGAGTTTCGCGTGTGGGCCGAATCCGCGGAGTGCGACGTGACCCGGACGCAGAACTTCTACGGCCTGCAGAGCCTGGTCTTCCGCTCAGCGCTCGAAAGCGGCGACGCCTTCGTGCTGTTGCCGATGATCGAGAGCCGCACGAATCCCTACGCGCTGCGCGTGCAGGTGGTGGAAGCCGACCGCGTGGAGACACCTGCGGGCAAAAAGGAGAACGCAGGCAACAAGATCGTCGCGGGCGTGGAGATGGACGCGAACGGCGCGCCCGTGGCCTACCACATCCTGCGCAATCATCCCGGCAGCCCCGAGGGAATCAAGCAGGACTTTATCCGAGTGCTGGCATTCGGTGAGCGGACGGGTCGCCGGAACGTGCTGCACATCTTCGAGCGCACGCGGCCCGGCCAGACGCGCGGCGTGCCCTACCTGGCCCCGGTGGTCGAGCCGCTCAAGCAGCTGGACAAATACACCGAGTCGGAACTGATGGCCGCTGTCGTGGCTTCGCTGCTGACCGTGTTCGTCAAATCGGAAACGGGCGACGGCTTTGCGCCTCCGGCGGGCGACCCCGCAGCGGCATCGAGCAACGCCGAGATCCGGCTGGGCACGGGCACCATCGTGGACCTGGCTCCCGGCGAAGACATCACCACGGTCAGCCCGAACCGCCCGAACACGGCCTTCGACCCGTTTGTGCAGTCGGTTTTGCGGCAGATCGGCGTCGCGCTGGGCCTGCCGTTCGAGGTGCTGATCAAGCATTTCACCGCCAGCTACAGCGCGGCGCGCGCGGCCCTGATGGAAGCCTGGAAGTTCTTCCGTCTGCGCCGGGAGTTTCTGGCGCAGACGTTCTGCGCACCCGTGTACGAGGCCTGGATGGAAGAAGCCGTCGCGCTTGGACGTATCGCTGCGCCTGGGTTTTTTGACGACCCGGCCCGGCGCATCGCCTACCTGCAAGCGGACTGGATCGGCGACGCGCCCGCACAAATCGACCCGACAAAGGAAGTGGACGCCGCAGCGAAGCGGTTAGAGATCGGCGTAAGCACGCTGGCCGAAGAGACGATGCAGCTGACCGGCGGCGTGTGGAAGGACAAGCACCGCGAGCAGGTGAAAGAGCGCCGGATGCGGGAGCGCGACGGCCTGGTCGTGGTGAAGATGCCCGGCCCTAGCAATCCGCAGCAACCGCAACCGGAACGCAGCACAGATCGCGAAACAGAGGAGCGCGAAGATGCGGCTGCTTGACGTGCTCAACGCGCCCTGGGCCATCGTGCCGGAGAAGCTGCTGGAGATCCGCGAGATCTACTTCGCGCATCTCCGGGGCGAAGAAGTTGACCTGCGCCCCATCGAAGCACGCCTGGGCCAGCCACTCGATAACCAGAAACAGGGCTACGAAGTCGTGGATGGCGTCGCCGTGCTGCCCATCGAAGGTGTAATTGCCAAGCGCATGAACTTGTTTACGCGCATCAGCGGCGGCGTCAGCACGCAACTGCTGGAGCGCGACTTGAAGGCTGCGCTCGCCGATGACCGCGCGCATTCGATCCTGCTGAGCGTGGACAGCCCGGGCGGAAATGTGGACGGCGTGTTCGAGCTGGCGCGGACGATCTTCGAAGCGCGGGGCAGGAAGCCCGTCGTGGCCTTGGGGAACGGAATGATGACCAGCGCCGCGTACTGGATCGCCAGCGCCGCCGACCGCGTGCTGATCACCGGCGAGACGACGCAGGTGGGTAGCATCGGCGTCGTGGCCACGCACACCGACCTCAGCAAGGCCGAGGAGATGCGCGGCGTGAAGACCACCGAGATCACGGCTGGCAAGTACAAACGGATCGCCAGCGAGCACAAGCCGCTGAGCGACGAGGCGCGCGCCGCGATTCAGGAGCAGGTGGATCACGTGTACAGCGTGTTCGTGAATGAAGTGGCACGGCATCGCGGCACGGACGTGGAGACGGTGCTCGACAAGATGGCCGATGGACGGATTTTCCTGGGCCGCAAGGCGATTGAGGCCGGCCTAGTGGACGGCGTTTCCACTGAAGCCGATCTGATTCGCCAGCTGAACCAGGAGCATGAGCAAAGAACCCACGCAAGAGCGCGGGCGTTTGCCCGGCAATACCTGACCGAAAGGAGAAGCGCATGGAAAGCGATGTTTTGACCGCCAAGTTTCGAGCCGAGTTCAAGGCTGAGATCGAGGCGCTGGAGCAAGCGGCCTATGAGCGCGGCAAAGCTGACGGCGCAACCGCCGAGCGCGAACGAATCAAGGCCGTGGAGGCTCAGGCGGTGCCCGGATACGAGGCCCTGATTGCCCAGTTGAAGTTCGACGGCAAGACCACAGGGCCGGAGGCGGCAGTGAAGGTGCTGGCCGCCGAAAAAGAGAAGCGCGCCAAGACCCTGGCCGACCTGAAGGCCGATGCGCCCGCGCCCGTGCCGCACGCCGAGGCTCCGGCTCCCACCGACGCCACCAAGGAACAACAGGCGGCGGCAACCGTGGAGCAGGCGCGCAAGGCTGGCTTGGTTCGCTAACGAGCTAAAGGAGAGAGGAGAACGCAATGGACTTGCAACCGAAATTCAGCACGGAGAGCTACACGCCGGACCGTCTGCACGCGGGCGATTTCCCCATCCGCACGCTCGACGTGACCATCGCGTCAGGCCAGAACCTCGTGCGTGGGGCGCTGCTCGGCAAGATCACGGCGTCGGGCAAGTATGTGCTCAGCCTGGCCGCTGCCGCCGACGGCTCGCAAACCCCTGTGGCGATTCTCGCCGAGGACGTGGACGCCACGGGCGGGGACAAGAGCGGAATCGTCTACATCAGCGGCGACTTTAACGAGAACGCGATCACCTACGGCACCGGGCACACCGCCGACAGCGTGCGCGCGGGGCTGCGCGATCTCAACATCTACCTGCACAAGCCGGTGAGCGCCTAAGGAGGAGCGAACGTGAACATCTACACCACAGCATTTCTGAACGGCGTCGTGGATTCGCTGCTGCGCCCGCCGTCGTTCCTGCTCGATCTGTTCTTCCCGAACGTGGTCACCTCCGAGCAGGAGGAGATCAAGTTCGACGTGGCCGACGGCAAGCGGCGCATCGCTCCGTTCGTCCATCCGCTCAAGGAAGGCAAGGTCGTTGAAAGCCTGGGCTACAAGACCAACACCTTCACGCCCGCCTACATCAAGGACAAGCGCGTCTTCGATCCCTCGAAGGCGCTCAAGCGGCGCGCCGGTGAGCGCATCGGCGGCGATCTCTCCAATATGGACCGCGCGCGCGCGAACCTGGCCGTTGCACTGGAAGACCAGCTGGGGATGCTCACGCGGCGGCTGGAGGTCATGGCCGCCGAAGTGCTGCGCAGCGGCAAGGCCACGATTACCGGAGAAGGTTTTCCGGGAGTCGTCGTGGACTTCGGTCGCGCCGTGGGTCACACGATCACACTGGGCGCTGGCAGCAAGTGGGGTGACGCCGGCGTGAAGCCCCTCAATAACCTCGAAGACTGGGCGCTCACGGTCGCGCAGGCCAGCGGCGCCACGGTGACCGACGTTTTGTTCACGGTCGGGGCTTGGCGGAAATTCCGCGAGAGCACGGACGCGCAGAACGCCATTGACACGCAGCTGGGCCAGCTCGCCAATTTCCAGATTCCCATCGCCAGCGTCGAGGGGCTGGAGTTCAAAGGCACCATCGGAGGCAAGCGCCTGTGGGTTTACACGGGCTGGTATGTGGACCCGCAGACCGGCACTGAGGTCGCGATCATTCAGGACGGCTGGGTGATCCTGGTCGCGCAAAACGGGCTGCTCGGCACGCGGCACTTCGGGGCAATCCGCGACGAGCAGGCCGGCTTCCAAGCGCGCGAGTTCTTCAGCAAGTCGTGGTTCGTTGAAGACCCGCCGGTGCGGTTCCTGATGATGCAGTCCGCGCCGCTCATCGTGCCCTATCGCCCGAACGCTTCGATGGCCGTGCAGGTTATCTGAGGCGCAACCGACACCTGAAGGAGGAGCACTGATGGCAGGAGAGAAACTGTACCGGGCAAACTGGGTGCTGCAAGGGCACAAGGGCAAGACGGTGATGCCGGGCGAGACCATCCGGCTGCGTCCGGAAGAAGCCGAGCCTTACTTGGGCGGTGTTTTGTCTCCGGTCGAAGACGAAGAGGAACAGGACACCGGAGGCAAGGACAAAGACCAAAGCAAGTAGCGAGGCGGGGGCGTGGCTTATTTCGGTGACGCAGACGTGGACACGATGCTGGCCGATTGGGGCCACAGCATCACTGTCGCAGGCGTCACCAAGCCGTGCCTGTTCGACGAGCGCGACGAGGTCGGCCTGGAGCAGGACGGCGGCGCGGGCCAGATCATGCGCGTGGCCGTGGCCACGATCAAGACCAGCGACTTCCCGAACGTGAAGAACGACGACGCCTGCATCGTGGACGGCGTGAGCTACACGGTCTGGCGGCGGCTGCGGCAGGGCGACGGAGCAATCACGGAGTTGCTTTTGAGGAAGGTGTAGCGCGTGGCTGACTCCTACACGGAACGAATACTTCAGGCGGTCGTGGCGGCGCTCGACGGCGCGGGCAAGCCAGCAGGCGCGACGGTGAATCGCTCGCGGCGGCAGTCCGTCGAGAAATCGCAACTGCCCATGATCAGCGTGTATCCGATCCGCGAAGAGGTCATCCGCGCCACGGACAACCGGCGCAGTCCGCTGGTCGAGCGCAGGCTGCGGGTGCAGGTGAAGTGCCGCATCGTGGGCGACGACCAGGACAACGACGCGCTCCGCAAGTGGGCCGTGCAGTCTGTCATGGCCGATCAAAGCCTGGGCGGACTGGGGCTGGAGATTGTCGAAGAATCCACGGACTGGGATGCCGACGACGCCACGGACGCGGACTACAGCGTGGCTGCCGTGGACTTCGTCGTGCGCTACAGCACCAGCCGGTTCAACCTGGAGAGCAAGTCGTGACGCTGACCGAAAAGCTGCTGACCGTGGCCGTGGGCGTCCTCCTGTTGCTGGGCGCGACCTTCGCCTACCTGTACGTTCAGCAGGTGAAGCTGACCGCAGAGGCCGAGGCCTACGGCAAGGCCAAGGACGAAGTGATCGCGGGCAAGCAGAAGATCATTGAAGAAGCGCAGCAGCGCATCGAGCGGCGCGAGAAACAGTGGCAGCGCGAGCGCGCGGCGTGGGAGCGGGAGAGACGCGAAATCAGGACGCAGGCCCAGGCCGTGCGGGTAATCGAGAAGTACGTGCGTCAAGCAGAAGGCGCCGTGGCCGAGGTGAAGCGTGAGGAGTTGAAGCCCGAAGTCGCCGGGCAGCTGCCAGACGCTCCGAAGTACAGCGTCATGCCCGAGCAGACGGCCGTCGAACTTGCGCGCGAGCTTGTCCAGTGCCGCCAGGACCAGGCCGCTCTGGGCAAATGCGAGCAGGACACCGCCGATCTGCGCGCGCAGGTTCAAGCGGCTGAGGAGAAGGCAATTGCGGCAGAAGAGAAGGCCGAACGCTGGGAAAGGGCCGCGAAGGGCGGCAGCAAGGTGAAGCGGTTCTTCAGCACGCTCGGAAAAATCGGCCTAGGCATCGCCATTGGCGCGGCGGTGTTGCGGTAGGACGAACCTTTCGGAGGTAAGAGCACATGCCTACACCAGATGCAGGAAATCTTTCGCTTGGGGCGGGTGAAGTCCTGTTTGACCGCTTCGACGCGAATGGCAACCCCACGGGGTACCGTCACCTGGGCAACGTCGAGTCGCTGGCCATCACGACCACCGTGGAGACGGTCCAGAAGAAGTCTTCAATGGACGGCGCGCGCGGCATCTACAAAGAGGCCGTGATCGGCAGCGAAGCCGAAGTCTCGATGGTGCTCAGCGAGTACGACCCGGAGAACCTGGCTCTGGCCCTGCTGGGCGACACGGCCACGTTCTCTCAGGCGTCGTCTTCGACGCAGACGGGCCGCCAGATCAACGGCGGCGCGGCGCTCAAATTCGACCGCTGGTACTACCTGGGCTTCAAGCAGGTCACCGTCACTGCCGTGAAGCAGGGTGCGCAGGCTGGCGTCCTGGGCACGGACTACGAGCTCAATACCGAGCTTGGCCTGGTCAAGATCAAGTCGGGCGGCGTGTTCACCGAAGCCGTGACCACCTGGGATGGCAGCGCGGCGGCCGTCACGAGCACGCAAGTCCGCGGGCTCTCGGTTGGCAAGGTCGAAGGCAGGCTGAAGTATTTCAGCGCCGCGAACCAGGCCTCCGGCCCGCGCTGGGAAGTGGACATCCACAAGCTCACGCTCAACCCTGACGGTGAGTTGCAATTCATCTCCGAGGAGTTCGGCACGTTCACGCTGCGCGGCAAGGCGCAGAAGGACACGGCGAAGCCTGCGGGTGAGCAGTTCTTCGTGGCCCGCAAGCTGTGAATGGAGGCAGTCCCCTGAGGTAGTCGGGTTAATCGAGCATTGCTATGGTTCTCGGTCTTGATTGATTTCAAATCGCCTCTTGCAGCTAAGGCATTCGTATGTGTGGGTATCAGGTGCGACAGAACCGTCGCGGCGTTTGTATGCCCTTGACTTCATCTCATTGCGAGGAACATTGCGCAGCTCAGCCTGACAGGAGGGGCAGAACTTCACATCCGGTTGTGGACCCGGAACATTTGCCATGCGGTGATTTTAGCATGACACACGATTAGCTGACTAACTGGCTGTAGGAGAGAACACGTGGATCACCTGGAAATCGGCGGGCAGAAGTGGCGCGCCGTGAAGCGCAGCACCATCGAGCACGACTTCTGGCTGATGAAGCACATCCGTGAGGCCGGCCTGGACGCGGTGCGTCTGCGGCCCGGCGAGAAGCCAGAAGAGTTCGCCGTGCGGCTGCTGCATGAAGTGATTGGCAGCGGAAAGGCTTTCACGCTTCTGGGCGGAATGCTGCTTCCGGACGGCGTGCCCGGCGAGCACTGGTCGCCCGAGCGCGCTGAGCAGACGGCCGCCTTCATGCGGGGCCTCTCCAGCGACGAGGACAAGGCGGCCGTCAAGAGCGCCATCATCTCGCTGCTTACAGGTTTTTTAGAGGCCGGGCTGCGCTCCTACGCCGATTCCGTCACTGCTTCGACAGCGGGAAGCCAGCCCCGGCCCGAGCAGCCGCAGTCGCCCGCGTTCGTGCCCGTGCCGCCCTACTGAATGATTACGGCGAATGGGGCCAGCTGGTGCGCGAGCTAGCAGGCTATGACGTGGCCCGCTACGCAGAAATCACGCGCTGGCCGCTGGCCGAAGCACTGGCCGCCTACGAGAACACACTGCGCGAGGACGCGCGCCGTGACTATCACGTGGAGTACCTGGCGTGGGCGGTTCTGGCTGCTACTGGCGCGACGAAACGCAAGAAACCCCCGGAAGTGCCCGCGATCCTGAAGGAGTAGTGCATGGCTCAAACGCCCGATGTTCGGGTAAGGCTCAGCGCCGAAGGCGTGCAGGAAGTCGTCAACGCCTTCAAGCAGATTCAGGCGGAAGCCGAGAAGTCCGGCAAAGGTGCCGGACGCGCGCTAAATTTCCTGACCGGGCAGGCTGCTGCCTTGGGCAGACTACTGCCCACGCTGAGCTTTGCCGCCGTCGCTGCTGGCGCGACGGTTCTCACCAAGCGCGCCCTGGAGAACGCCGACGCGCTGGGCAAGTTGGAGCAGAAAACTGGCCTCACGGTAGAAACCCTCAGCACGCTTTCCTTCGCTGCGCGCACGGCTGATGTTGACCAAGAGCAGCTGCGCAGCACGCTGATCAAGTTCACGAAGGCCAGCGACGACTACGACCAGGGCTTGCGCAGCGCCCGCGATGCAACCGAACAGTTGTTCGGAAGCAGCAAGGCCCTGGAAGGTCTGAATCAGGATGAGCGTTTCCTGAAAGTGGCGGACGCGCTGGCCAAGCTGGAACCCGGCGCGAAGCGCACGGGCCTGGCGATGGAGTTCTTCGGCAAGCAGGGGGCCGAGCTACTTCCGCTGATTGATGATCTGGCGGACGGCGGCTTCGAGAAGCTGCGCCAGAAGGCCGAGAAGCTGGGCTTGGTGGTGAACCGCGATCTGGCCGATGCCGCGCAGCGTGCGAACGATGCCATGTCGGACTTGCAGAGCACCGCCGAGGGCATCGCCACGCAATTCACGGCGGGTTTGGCTCCGGCTATCGCGGATGCAGCGGACGCGCTGGTGGAAGCCGCCACAGGTGACGGTGTGAACGCCTTCCGTGAGTTGGGCGACTTCGCAGGCAAAGTGCTGAAGGGCATCGTCGTGCTCCTGACCGCCGTCGGCGCAGGCCTGGTGAAGATCGTTGGCCGCACGACGGCCCTGGTTGTTCATGGCGGCAGGCTTGTGGCGAACGTCCTACAAGGGAACATCCGGCAGGGCTGGGAAGATTTCAAGAACGGTATCGTCGCGGATGCCGACGATCTGGACAAGAAGATCGAAGAGCGCGTCACGAGGATCTTCCAGGCGCTCGACGGCCAGAACCGGGAACAATCCACCGAGCGGCGGCGCGTTCGCAAGCGGGAAACCAGCGCCAACCTGCAAGACCGCGAGCGCAACGCGAAGGCCGAGCGCGCGTTGCAGGAGCAACTGCTGGAGAACGAACTGAACCTGCTGAAGGCGAACCTCAAGGCGCGGACGGCTGAAGAGAAGCGGCGGTTCGAGGAAGGGTTGATCGGACTGCGCGAGTTTTTCGCCAATCGCCGCTCGATCATTGAGCAGGAAGCGCAGAAAGAAATCGAGGTATTGGGAAAGCGTCTCCAGGCCGAGCGTGCCCGCCCGCTGTTGCGCGGCGAGACGGATGCTGACCGGCAGAAGAACGTAGCGGAGCTCGAGAATCAGATCGCCATCCGGCGCATCGAGCTACAGGAGCAGATCGCAGACCTGGCCGCCGAAGAGCGCAAGGCCACGCGCGATTTGCAGAAGGAACAGGCGGCCTTTGAGGTCAAGCTGACAGAGCTTCAGGGGAACCGCTTTGCGGCGGCCCGTGCTGCGCTCGATGAGGAATCCCGGAAGCTGGACGAAATTCTCCGCAAGCAGGGCGTGGCCGACGAGGAGCGCGCCCGCCGCGTGGCGCAATTCCGCGAAGCTGGCACGGCGCAGATCAATTTCGATGAAGTCTTGGCCCAGGGCCGCGCTGCGATGGCGCAGCTGGAGACGGACCGCCGTGACATCGAGCTACAGGTGCAGCAGGGCATCCTGTTCCAGTTCCAGGGCGAGCAGCAGATCATGGCGGTGGAACGTGAGCGCCTGCCGCTCCTGCAACAGATCGCTCAGGCGTTACTCGCGGCGGCTGAAGCCACGGGCGACCCGGAGAAGATTCAGCAGGCCCGCGAGTTCTCCCAGGCCATCGAGCAGATGGCCGTGAGCAGCAACCGCGCGGCGCAGCAGATGGCGCAGTTCAAGGCAGCTGTCGAGCAGTCGCTTACCAGCAACCTGCAAAATTTCTTCACCCAGGGCATTGAGAACGCGGAGAGTTTCGGCGATGCCATGCGTCAGCTGGCGCTTTCGGTCGTGGACAGCCTGCGCCAGATCGCCGCGCAAATGCTTGCGAATCTCGCGATTCAGAAGTTGCTCGGTGCCTTCGGCGGGTTGGGCCTCTTTTCTGAGGGCGGGCTGGTGAAGGCGGCTGGCGGCGGGCTGATCAGGGGGCCAGGCAGCAGCACCAGCGACAGCATCCCGGCACGGCTGAGCGACTACGAGTTCGTGGTACGCGCCGCCGTAGTGCGCCAGCCGGGAGTGCTGGAATTCCTGAACGAACTGAACGCGGACGGCTCTCTTGTGTTGCGTCGGCGCGGCGTACGTGGATTTGCAGAGGGCGGACTGGTGGAAGTGGCGGCAACAGGTGGAGGGAGTGGGAGGGCAGACCTCACGATTGGCCTGGACGAAGCGCTGCTGCTGAAGCGCCTGGAAGCGAGTCCCATGTTTTCGCGCGTGATCGTGCGCACCCTGGAGAGCAACCGCAAAGCGGTTAACAACGCCCTGGGCAGAGGTGTGCAGTGAGTTTCGAGACAAGCACAGCCACAGACGTGACCGATCTGATGGCCCGACTGAATTCGTTTCTTCTGAAAGGCCACGCGCTCGAACCCGCATACACGGGCGCGGGCACGGGCAGGATCACGAACCTGATCGGCACGGCTAGCAGCGTGCTGGAGACGATCACTGTCATCTTCAGCAGCAGCACGGCCTTCAGTGTCTCAGGCAGCGTGAGCGGCGCGCTGGGCAGCGGTACCGTGGGCGTTGCCTTCACCAGCACGGTCGTGAACTTCACGATCATGGCGGGCGGCACGGCCTGGCAAGCGGGCGACACCATCGTGTTCACCATGACCCCGCCGTGGATTCAAAAGCGCGGCGTGGCGGGCAGCGAGTACATCTGGCAGGCCCCAGGAAACGGGAACGAAGCGCAAATTTTCGTGGGTATTCTCCGCTTCAGCGACGCCGGCGCGGACTACGACAACTGGCGGCTGGGCGGCTTCAACGGTTTTGACAGCGGGCTTGCCTTTACGGCCCAGCCGGGCGCGCTGACGCGGCTTGTGGTGCCCCTGCTGCGCGTAGGCTCGATGCCCTACTGGTTCGTAGCGAATGGCCGCCGCGTGGTCATGGTGGTGAAAGCCAGCACGGTCTATGAAGCCATGTACCTGGGACTTTTCAACACCTATGCGAACCCGACGCAATTCCCCTATCCGCTGATAGTCGGCGGCTCGATGAGTTGGACGTCTGAGCCCGCCAGCAACTCGCAGAACTGGCGCTGGAGCTACTCGGGCAACGAGCACCGCGCTTTCCCTTACCCGCATCCGACTTCGAACTCGAACCAGGACCAGTTTCAGCTGCGCCTGCGCAAGCCGGACGGCGTCTGGCAAGGCATCGCGGGCACGCGCTCGGGCGGCGGCCTGAACGGGTACGTCTGGCCCTACGGCTACACCTTCAGCAACGTGCTTCCCAATCTGGACGGCACGTACCCGCTGCTGCCCGTCGTGCTTCACAGCGATGAAGGAAACAGCGGCATCTACCCGAACATCACCATTGTCAACCCGAACGTTTGGGGCGAACTCGACGGCGTGTACGCGGTAACTGGGCACGCCAACGCCGCGGAGAACATCGTCACCGTGGGGCGCACCGACTATCTGGTCGTGCAGAACATCAACCGCACAACGAAGACGGATTTCTTTGCAGTGAAGCTCGCGTAGGGGCGGCAATGGCCTATCAGACCGGCGCGGCGACAAGCCCGAATGATCTGCTGCAGAAGTTCGTAACGTGGCTGGTGAATATCGGCTGGGTGCAGGACATGAGCCAGGCCGACGGCACAGGCTGGCGGGCCCACCTGCACAAAGGCAGCGTGTACGTCAATTTGAAGAGCACCACAGGCGCGGTCAATCCGTGGGCGTTCACTCCCAGCCCATCTCCCAATGCCAGCGACGCCGGCCTGCATGTCTATCTGGGCACGGGCTTCAGCGGAGCCGCGAACTGGAACGCGCAGGCGGGCGGGCCAGTCCACAACGGCACAAGCACGATCACCGGCCACAGTATGCCTCTGCCCACCGGGGCCATCAGCGCGTACCACTTCTTCAGCGACGCGACGGCGGACAACATCGTGGTGGTCGTGGAAAAGACCACGGGCGTGTTCACACACTTGGGCTGGGGAACATCCCTGAACAAGTCAGGTATCTGGACGGGCGGCCCGTACTCGTTTGGCGCGACGCACGGCTACAACTTCGCAAACGACAGCACGACGACTCCCGGCGCGCAGAACGGCCCTTCCGCGCGCGCGCCGTTCATGTACAAGGACCCGATCAATGGCTCGGCCAGCGGCTACGTGCGCGCCGACGTGGACAGCTTCACGGGCAAGTGGGTGGGCTGTACCGACAGCACTACGCAGCCGAGCGGCGGCTACACGGGCCGGAACTGCGCGACGGAGTTTCGCGGCCAAAATACCGCCCCGCCCGGCGACATCCCGAACCTGGAGTACTTCCTGGAACGCACCGTCTCGATCTTGAGCTCTCAGGCGCACCTGGCTCCCGTGCGCATCTGGGTTTCGCGCGACGCCGGCGGATATTCGCTGCTCGGCACGATGCCCATCGTGTTCTGGACGCGCGCCGTGGGTAACGGCTACGCGCCGGGCACGGTGCTGACGCTGGGCGCGGACAACTACATGCTCTTCCCCGAGTGCGCGGTGAAGAAGGTGGACTAGACCGGATGGCGACCTTCAACGGCAATGTACTTCCCAGCATCGCGTCGCCGCAACATCCTGGCGCTTCGGTGTCCATAAGCCAGTTCGCCGCTGGCATTTCTGGCTATCCGGGAGCGAGCGCGCAACTCGCCATGCTGTTCGGACCGCAGACGCTCGATCCCATTCAGGAAATTCCTCTGCTGTACGCAGGCACGCTGGAGCCGATGACCGGCAGCGAGCTGTTCGAGAAGATCATCGTCACCCCGCGCGAGAAGAAGCTGGGCTTCGTGCTGAGCGCGAACGTGTTCACCGTGGATGTGTGGAACACCTTCCGCGAGGCGCTAAAGACGATGACGCAGATTCAGATTACGGGCGGCGGGGGCACCCTGATTGACAACCCCTTTGGCGTGCCGCTCGTTTTCGGCGGAATGCAATCGCGGCAGTTCCAGGCCACGGTTCCCCAGGACGGCGATGCGCAGATCCTCAACACCGTGGTCTTCGTCTTCACCGGCATTGACGGCACAGATCTCGTGGTCACGGGCACGCGCATCACGGTGTTTGGGCCTGACCCCGACTGGACTGACCCAATTCGCGAGCGAACTGAATACTTGACCGAGATCATGGCCGCCTACAACGAGACAGAGCAGCGCATACAGCTGTGCAGCAAGCCCCGCACCGTGCTCACCTTCCGCGTGTTGACGCTGGAGCGCAAGGACACGGCGGCCCTGGAGGCGTTGCTGTGGGGATGGCAGGCCCGCGTGTTCGGAGTTCCCTTCTGGCCCGACGCGCAACCGCTACTGGCCGACGTGAACATCGGCGACACCGTGGTGCAGGTCGCCACGGCCTACAGGAAGTTCGAGGCGGGCGGGCTGATGATGCTCTGGCGCGACATGCACACCCACGAAGCCTTGAGCATTCAGAACGTCGGGCCTTCGAGCGTGCAGCTGACGGCGCCGACCACGAATGCCTGGCCCGCCGACGGCCGCACCTACGTCGTTCCCGTGCTCAGTGGCAGGCTGCCGGATCAGGTGCAGGTCCGCAGGCCGAACAACAGCGTGGCAGAGATCGAGCCTACGTTTGTCTGTGAGGTGGTCTGATGCCGACCTACCAGGGCTTCGACGTGCTGGAACTCGAGCCCAGCGCCACGGGCGAGCGCAGCACGGACTACACGCGAAGCATCTTCCGGCATGACAGCCGCACCGGAAAGCTGCGTGTCGCGGATCGCAGCGGCGTGGCCGTGGCCAGGCCCAGCGGGTTCGTGTGGCTGATGGAAGGGCGCGCGGAGATTCAGGCGTACCGGGATTTCACCGCCGCCCGCAAGGGCGCGTTGGTTCCCTTCTGGGTTCCCACCTGGCGGCACGATCTACAAATGGCCACAGACCTGACGGCGGGCAACGTGAACCTGTCCGTGGTGAAGATCGGTTACACCAAATTCATGTTCTCCACACCAGCGCGGCGTCACTTGGCCTTTCTGCTGGCCGATGGCACGAAGTTCTACCGCAAAGCGACAGCGGCAGCAGAGGGCACCGACACGGAAACGCTGACGCTCGATAGCAGCATCGGCGTGCTGGTTCCCGCCGCGAGCACGATGGTCAGCTTCCTGACGCTCTGCCGCTTGGCCGTGGACGATCCCGAGCTTACCTGGCACACCCGCGACGTGGCCGAAGCCATCCTGGACTTCGTCGAGTTGCCGCAGGAGGTTCCCGCATGAGCTACGCTTCGCGCGAGACGAGCCACTACTTGGGGCAGCCCTTCGAACTATACCTGTTTCAGACGGAGACGAAAACCTGGCGGCTGACGAGCGCTGACCAGCAGATCACTTACAACGGTCAGTTGTTTGAGCCGGAAGCAATCGTGCGCACGCCTACAGCGCAGGGCCAGGAGATCAAGAGCGGCACGATCAAAGTCACCATCCCGAAGGACCACGAACTCGCGAAGCAATTCATCAGCTACATCCCCAGCACGCCGATGAGCCTGGTGATCTATCGCGGGCACCAAGGCGAGCCGGACAGCGAAGTGGTGACGCATTTCACGGGCCGCGTGACGATGGCCACGTTTGGCGACGGCTGCGAATTGAGCGTCGTGCCGGAATCCGAAGTCCTGAAGAAGCGCGTGCCGGGGCCGAAGTATCAGAAGCCCTGCAATCACATCCTCTACGACTCGGGCTGCCAGGTGGTGAAGGACAACTTCAAGGTCGTGGGCACGCTGAGCTTCGTGAGCGGAGACACGATCAAGGCGGCGGCCATTGCTACGAAGCCGAATGGCTGGTTCAACGCGGGCTACATCGAGAAGGGCACCGAGCGCCGCATGATCATCGCGCACGTGGGCGACACGCTGACGCTGCTGAATCCGATGGCGGGCCTCGCGGTGGGCGACGCGATCACGGCCTACGCGGGCTGCAAGCGCGACTACAACGACTGCGTGAGCAAGTTCAACAACGGGGAGCACTTCTTCGGCTTCGAGTGGATTCCCGCGCGCAATCCGTTCGACGGTCTGGAGTAGAGCATGGGGTTTTGGTTCGCATTCTTTCTGTTCGTGGGCAGCACGGTGCTGAGTGCGCTGCTGCAAAAGCGCCCTAAAGACGTGCAGCCCAGCAGCCTGGGCGATTTTCAGGCACCCACGGCGCAAGAGGGGCGGCCTATCCCTGTGGTGTTCGGCACGGTGAAGCTGGCCGCGCCGAACGTGGTGTGGTTCGGCGACCTGAAAGTGGTGCCCATCAAGAAGAAGTCAGGCGGATTCCTGGGCATTGGGGCGAAGAAAGTCACCGTGGGCTACAAGTATTACGCGGGCCTGCAAATGGCTCTGTGCCACGGAACTGTGGACGAGTTGCTGGACATCGTCGTGGGCGAGAAGTCGCTCGGCGGCACGACCAGCGTGCGCGTCAACCTGCCCTTCGGCCAATCCCAGAGCAAGCCAACCTGCACGCCCGCGCTGGCCGAGCCCAGGCCTGCGGGCAGCAAAGTTACCTTCGACATCTACTGGCCCAACATGTTCGGCGGCCAGGATCGTGAGGGCGGCCTGGAAGGCAAGTGCAGCTTCTACTTCGGCGGCCAGGACCAGACGGCCAACAGCTACATGACGGCTCGGCTGGGCACCACGGCCCCCGCGTATCGCGGGCTGTGCTACGCCGTCGCTGAGCAGATGTATCTGGGCACCAGTAACTACATCAAGGATTGGGCCTTCGTCGTGCGGCGCTGTCCGAGCAACCTGGGCTTGGCCGCGAACATTACCAACGTCAGTGGGGATGCGAACCCGGTCGAGATCATCTACGACCTGATGACCAGCCCGATCTACGGCCTGGGCATCCCTTCGGCCCGCTTCAATCTGAGCAGCTTCCAGGCCGCCGCAACGACGCTGGCGAACGAAGGCATGGGCATGAGTATGCAGGCCGACAGCGACGCGGCGGCGGACCAGGTGATCGGCGACGTGCTGCGCCACATTGACGGCGTGCTCTACACCGACCCCGCCACAGGCCTCTGGACGCTCACTTTGGCGCGCGCCGACTACAACCCCGCCACGCTGCTGGAGCTCACCGAGTCCGACATTCTGGAGGCGCCGGAGTTCTCGCGCGGCAGCTGGGAAGAAACTTTGAACGAGGTGAAGGTGAAGTACGTTGACCGCAGCACGTTCAAGGAACGCATCGCTCAGGCCCAGGAGACAGCGAATTTTGCCATCCGGGGTGAGCTATCGAGCGACACCATCCCCTTCCTGGGTTTCAGCAACGCGACCATCGCGCAGAAGGTGGCCATCCGCGAGCTCAAAACGCACAGCTACCCGCTGATGAAAGGGCGCCTCAAGGCGAACCGCAAGGCGTGGAATCTGCGCATCGGCGGCGTGTTCAAGTTCACCTGGACGCCCTACGGCATCTCGGGCATGGCCATGCGCGTCACGGCGATCAACTACGGGACGCTCGATAAGGGCGAGATCGAGATTGACTGCGTGGAGGACATTTTCGCCGTTTCCTCCACGGCCTACACGCCGCCCAGCGGCTCCAGCTGGACAGATCCTCTGAATCAGCCCCAACCGCCAGCCGCGCAGCTGCTCCAGGAAGTGCCGTATCACCTGTTGAAGGCGGAGGAGATCAGAGTGCTCGTTGCGGCCGTCCGCGGAGATGGCACCAGCACGGGCTTCGATGTTTTCAGCGACGAGGGGCAAAACACCTATTATCAGACCAACACCATCGAGCTTTTCTGCCCGAGCGGCACGCTACAGAGCGCTTATGCGCGCAACGCAGGCGCGGCCAGTGGCTTTGACTCCGCTGCGCTGGACACCGTGGGCTTCATCGTGGGCAGCAGCAGCGAACTGGAACGCTTGGCCAGCACGGACGCGAATGGCCGCGCGCGCGGCGACAACCTGGCTCTGATAGATAGCGAGTGGATCAGCTGGCAGAACGTCACCGACAACGGCGACGGCACCTACACGATCAGCGGCGTAGTGCGCGGCATCTTCGACACCGTGCCCGCCGATCACGCCCAGGGTGCGCGCGTCTGGTTCATCAGCGACGGCAGTGGCTTGTCGCGCGAAGAACCCTTCCCTGCTGACCAGCTTGTGAAAGTGAAGTGCCTGCCGTTTAACAGCCGTGGCCAGGTAGCCATCGAAGATGTGACCCAGGTGCAGATCACGACAGCCAGCCGCGTGAAGAAGCCCTATCCGCCGGGCAACGTGAGAGTGAACAACCTGTATTGGCCTGCTGCCACGAAAGAAGATGTGATGCTCTCCTGGGCGCATCGGCATCGCACGGCCCAGACCAGCGTTGTCCAGCAGGACGCCGGCAATCAGGCCGCTGCGCCCGAAGGCAACTACACGGTTGAAGTCTATTTGGGCGGAGTGCTGAAGCAGACCTACGCCGCGCTCACCGGCACATCTCAGGTTTACTCGGCCTTGCAACGGTTCACCGACGACAAGGACGGCAGCAAGACCACGCGATTCAGAATCAAGCCGATTAATGGCAGCCTGGCCGGAACCATCCGCGACACCGACGCTTTCTTGATGGGCGGCATGGGAATGTGCCTGGGGCTCGAACTAGGGGGAAGAAATGCCTGA